GGCTGCTGCGGGCCGAACCACCCGTCCGGCGAGACGCCTGATATGGCGTAGCGCGCCGCCGCGGCGAGGCGTTGGAACAGGCTCGGGGGCAAGGGCGTTTGCTGGCCTTGAAGCGACATGCGGTCTGTTCCTTGAGCAAAGGGAGAATGCGCGGGCGACGGCTACGTTCGGCGCTACGGCGCTACGGCGCCACCAGCCTCACGCTCACCGCCACCACCAGCCCGTCGCCGTCGAGATCGCCCGCGTCGCGCACGGGCACGCCGCCGATCTTGCAATTATGCGCCGGCTCCGCCGAGCCTCCGGCGGCCGGTCACGAGACCGCCGAGGCTCGGCGCCACGCGCAATAGAGCGCGGCGAGCGTCCGCCGGTCGCTCAAGACTGCTTGTCCCACGGAAATTGTTGGGAGGCCGGATCGCCCGGTGCCCCTGGCGCCACTCGGCATCCCGATCCAGTAAGAGACACGATCGCGCCGTCGAACTTCGAGATCGACATTTGGATCGGCGTGGGGTCGCCAGGAATGGCGTCCGGCTTCATGACCAAGCCGCCGCGAATGTTCCAGACGTTTGCCCCATCTTCGACGATCAAGGGTTGCTGTGCCCGGTACTCGGCCTCGCCTTCCCAGTCGATGATCAACATCTTGCAAATCGCCAGAGCCGTCTCGCGCGAGATCAATTGCTGCCCAATCGCGATGCGAGCGGTCACGGACCCATCGCGCGTCGGCTCTTTAGTCATCGAGCGCGGATACGCCGCTGTCGGTTCGAGTGCCATCCGAAATCCCCAGATCGTGTGACTAAGCTCGTCAAGGCTTCAGGAAGCTAGACATCGGCTCGAAATGCATTCGCGATCCTGGGCCTGGAGCGTACAGGACCACCGCTTCGATCGGCGGCCACGGTTCGAACGGTGCTAGACCCAACTGCGCCACCCTCGGGTCGGGCGAAATGATGACGCCGCCAGGCTCGATGTGAGGATATAAGATTCTCTGCGCCGCGGTAAATTGGGGATCGTCGCCGGTTTTCACTTCGATAGCGAACAGCAGCCCGTTGGCATTCCGCAGCAATATATCGATGCGAGCGGAGGGCGGCGGCGGGTTTCCGGCCATCACAAGCGGAACCTCTGTGAGGACGGTGTTGCCCGCGGCCCTCAAGCTATCAGCGAAGTAATCGCGAACGATGTCATGATACTTGCCTTGGTAGGCAGTTTCGACGATGGGCAGGAGACTTGGCCGCTTGTTTTTCGGAGGCGGACTCGTTGCTGACCCACTGGAATTGGCGCCAACCCATTGTCCACTCGGCCGACCGTTGCCCGCCGGTACGCGTGGCTGGTCGGGACTGTATTTTTCCAGCGACAGGCCGCAGGCAGCAGGATCGGTTCCGAGCTCTCTCACGATCGTCAAGGGATCGCCGCCCGCCTCCAACAGCGCGTCGATCATGAACAACCAGCGTGCATCTTCCCGCGGATCGGCGAGCTTCCCCAATCGGCTCAGGGCGATGTGCATGAAAGCCAGCGGGCCGTCGCCGTTGTGTGCGGCCGCCAGGGCGCGCTGGATATAACGCAGCGGCGAAGCCTCGATCGGCCGGCGATGCGCAGCGGCGAGCCGTGCGGCAAGGCGCAGATCATTGAGAGGTGCGCCGACCTTGGCGAGGCGCGTTCCCGCGCCCAAGACAAGAAATCCGTCGGCGAAGGTCATTTCCGGGACGATTGGATGCTTCGTCGCATGTTCGTCCCAGCGCTTGCGCAAGTCCTCGATCCGCATATTTGCAGCCTCGCTCCTACGGCGCCACCAGCCTGATGCTCACCACCGCCAGCCCGTCGCCGTCGAGATCGCCGCTGTCGCGCACGGGAACGCCGGTGATCTTGCAATCATGCACCGCGCCGCCGAGCGTCTGGCGGCCGAAGGCGAGATCGGTCAGCGCCGGGGCGAGGGCCGCGTCGAGCGCGTCGAGCGCGGCGTTGATTGCGCTCGAGCCGGGCGTCGTGGGATCGCGCGCGTCGAAATAGAGGAAGAGCTTGGCCTCCAACGTGCGCTTCGGCGTCGCCGGCGAAGCCCATTGATAGGTCTCCGGCCCGGATTCCAGTTGGAACAGCGCCGGGCGCAGCGCGGCGGGGACTTCGCTCCACAGCTTCATCCGCCGCGAGGCGAGGCCCCAGGGATAGGCGGCCGAGACGGCGGCGAAAAGGGCGGAAAAGGCGGCTTCGCGGCTCATGCGTCCTCCCAAGTTTCGGTCGGCGTCGCGGCGAGCGCGGCGACGATGTCGGCGCTCATTTCCTCAAGGCTCGATCGCAGATAGGAACGCTCCGGAATGACGGAGCCGGGATGTTCGACCCTGCGCGCGAAATGCATCGCGCCGGCGACGAGGAAGGCGAGAACGTTTCCCTTAGTGGGCAGGATTTGGTGCGCGGCGGTCTTGCCGCCGTATTCCTGGATCGCCGCGTATTTGACGTCGCCATAGGAACCGACCGAGGCCGAAACCTCATCGCCGCCGCTCGTGACCTCGGCGCCGATCGAGTCGCGTAGCGCGCCCGAGCGCGCGTTCAACACCTGGCCTGAAAGCTTCTCGTTTCTGACCTTGTCCGCCAGCGCTTCGCCTAAAGCTTGCGCCTTGACGGCGAGCTCGCTCAGCACGGCGGCGGGGAAGGCGTCGAGCCGCGCTTGCAGCGCCTCGGCGCCGTCGATCGAGAGGCTCAGCATCAGACCGCCACCCGACGATAGGGCTGCAACAGCGCCAGCACCGGCGCCGAGATCGCCGAGACGTCGTAGGCGATCGTCTCCTGTCCGCCGAGCGATTTCGAGCGCAGGCCGATGCGCTCGGCGGCGCGAAAACGCTCGGCGGCGAGTTCGAGCGCGGCTTGCGCGATGTCCTGCGGGACGTAGCCGTAGGAAATCGTCACCGCGGCGCCCGCGTCGCCGGCGCTGAACGCATAGGCGCCGCCGGCGACGCAGTATTGGCCGAGCGTCGGCGCTGCGGGAACCGCGCTCAGCGCGGCGCCCGTCGCGGCGTAGACGACGCCCAAGTCCGACGCCCAGGGTCCGTAGGGGGCGAGCGCGTTGAGGCTCCACGGCGTCGCCGCTGGCACGACCTGCGCCTCGCCCTGCATGGCGTAGCCGGCGGTGTAGCCGACGACGAGATTCTGTCGCCCGGGCCGCACGCGCCGACCGAAGATGTCGAGCGCCTGCTGGCGCCCCGGCGGCGCGCCGTCGTCGGCTCGCAAGAGATAGCCGAGAGTCGGCAGGGCGCCTGCGGGCGCCGCAGGCGGGATCGCCTGGCCGTCGAGCGTCACCGACGTCACCTGCAACACCGGCCAATGACGCAGGAACAGCCGCTCGCTCTCGCCGTCGATGACCTCGCTGTAGCGCTGCGGCAGCAGGCCGGGGCGGCTCAGCGCGGCGTAGATGGCCCGGCTCGCGGCCGTGATCAGCGCGGAGAGCGTCGCGTCGTTCGGCGAGGCGCCCGCGGGCAGGCCGAGCCAGGCCTTGAGCTGGGAAAGATTGGTGAGATCGTAAGGCGACATGGCTGCTCGGAGGTCGGAGGACAGAGAACGGAGGACAGAGAACAGAAAACGGAGGCGTAGGACGGGCTCTTGTCCGTCCTCCGTCCTCCGTCCTCTGTCGTCTGTCATCCGTTGCCGATATTGGTGAGGATGCCGATGCCGAACGGCGCGTAGACGGCGAGGACCTCCTCGGCGTAGACGCCGAATTCGCGCCGGCGCGTGCGCAGCGGCCAGTCGACGCGGTAGTAGTCGCGGCGGGTGAGAACCTCCGCGACATTGGGCGTCTGATTGGACTGGTACCAGACCGGCAGGCGCTCGCAATACGCGAGGATCGTGCCCGGCGGCAGGTCGGGATGGACCTTGACGGGAATGTCGAAGCCGCCGTCGACGCTGAACGGATTGTAATACCAGCGCACCACGCCCGAAGCCGAGACGCCGTAGGGTCCGCCGTTGTCGCTGTCGGCGGCGACGTTGTAACGGATCAGCGGGCCCGAGGCGTTGGTCAGGCACTTGTTGGTGATGTTCTTCTGCTCCTGGGCGTTGACGTAGAGCACGGTGGGCGAAAGCCGATATGTGTTCCACATCTGCACCAGCATGTTGTCGATCTCGACGACCGAGCCGCGGCCGGAAGACGTGAGGAACGTGCCGGTCCCCGCCGTTCCCGAGGCCAGCGCCTGCACGTAGGCGGAGCTGGCGGGGTTGAAGCCGACGGTGAGGAGACCGTTGAAGGCGAGCGTCGCGTTGCACGAATTGTCGGCGGCGATGACGCTCGCCGCCTGCTGGCCCGCGGCGAGCGGCGCGGAAAAGGCCGCGCTGTTGATCGTGCTGATGGCCTGCAACGTTTCCGAGCCGGCGGCGCCGACGTACCAGGCGTAGGCGACGGCGCCGTTGACGATCGGCGCCGCGGCGTAGAGCGTCTGGCCGAGCGTGACGGCTTGCGTGGTATTGCTCGATCTGTTCGACGAGCCGCCGTTGAGCGTATAGGTGTTGCCGTCATTGCCGGTGATGGTCTTGGTGGTGGCGACGCCGCCCGCGACGCTCGAGTTGCGGTAGCCTTCGAAGGTGAGCGCGACGACGATCACCGAATAGGTCGCGGCGGGCAGGGTCGCGCCGGAGCCCGACGCGGAAAGCGTCGGCGCGCCGGGCGTTCCCAGCGCCAGCGCATTGTTGCCGCCGAGCAGCGCGGTCTCCTCCTTGCGCATCGTCTTCTGCAACAGGCGCAGCGTCGCCGTCGAGTCGATGTCCTCGTAGCCTTGCGCGGCGGCTTCGGCTTCGAAAGTCACCGTGTCCTCCTCGCCGAGCGTCAGATAGGGCGCGACCTGAAGCTGCGCGGCATAGGACATGCTCGCCGTGCGCTGGCCCTCGGGCACCCAGCCCATCGCGTCATAGCCAGAGCCGGTGACGGAGGTGATGGTGCGCCAGCGCGCGGCGTCGCCGGGGTTGAGGCGCGCGACGCGCGGCAGCGAATTCCTCAGCGGCGTGATGATGGGATAGAGATTCTTGGCCGGCGCCATCAGATCGTAGGCGGTCAGGCCGGTGGCGAGCGTCACGCTCTTGGTGAGCGATTCCTTCATCAGGCCGAGGGTTTCTTGCGTGGTCTGGGCAATGTTCATGGGGCTTCCTCGTGGGTTGGAGGGGAGGCGGCGTCGAAAACGGCGCGCGCCGACGGCCACGGCGCCGATAAGCGTCGCGGGTGGTTGGGCGGGTGTGTATCTGAGGCTGCGAGGTTCAGCGTAGCGCGCGTCGGCGGGAGGCTAGGTCGCCGCTTGCGTCACGGCTGCTTCGGCGTCGTCGAGAATGTGATCGATGTAGGATTCCGCTGTGAGGCGCGTCCTATCGATGCCGTTTTCGATATCCCTCGCGTGGGTCAGCAACAACGCCTTCGTCTTCTGCCGCGGGACGCTAAGTTGGCGCGCGAGAAAGACGACAAGGGCGGCGCGGTAGTAGGGGCCATTCAACCATCGCAGCGGCTCTTGGTCGTTCGCGAGAACGTCGTGCAATCGCTCGATCGTCGTAATGCCGCCGACGTAGGGAATCAGTTTGGACCGAATCGGCTCGACGACCGCGCGGACGAGTTCGTCTTGCGAGAGCGGCCACATGTCGATCGAGGCGGAAAGTCCCTAACCGAAAAACCATCCGATCGGGAAGTTCATGAGGCAAAAATACGGCGGGTAGACATAGCCGCCTTTCGGCATGCATAAGAAATATGTCTTGCCCGCGTATCGTTGCTGACATTGCTCCGCGAACGCTTCGGCTTTCACATTGCGGAACCCGGCGTCGCCGGTCAGATATTGCTTGGGATTGCCGTAAGTATCGAACGACAGAAACTGCTCGACGTCGTCCGTGCTCCAACTGGCGCGATAAGTCAGTTTGGCGACCTTCTTGTAGCCGACCTCCGCGAGGGCGGGGG